CTGCCACTCTTTATAAACCGATTTTTGCTCGGATTCAATGAGGCGAGCCTGTGCTGGAGTTATGCCAAGGATATCCGGATTTAATGAGGGTACCGGCCGAAGGCCCGCCCCCGTGATCGTGGTTGCAAAGGTGTCTATGATACCGGCGGCATTGGGGTCGTCATGTACGAGGTTTGTGGAGCGGTCGACAATTTTTGTGCGCTCCATAGCCCGGGTCGAGTCACTGTAAATGGTCGTCGGGTTCCAATTTGACATGGACCCGGTACGCTTCGCCGCATCCCGGCGCTGATACGCGCCCCACGGCATTAATGCAAGTTTTGTGGAAGCTTTAATTTTTTGAAGGATGTTAGCCACGATTTACCCTCCCCCGGTTACGAGTGAGGCCGCCGCCCTGCTCTGAGTTATATCGATCCAGCAGCATGGTTTCCCGCTGTGTCAATGATGCGAGGTCCGCGAGTGTAAGCTGTTTACCGTCCCACGCGCTGGACTGCCCAGACATAACTTTAGTAATTGCCGCCTGGACTTCCTCAAGCTGTACTAACGTCGTTTTTACTGCCATAAGGTGTACTCCTATTGGCACACATATGGCAGATGGGGGAGAGCATGTCAAGGCTTTATTAACATACTGATAGCAGAGCATAAAAAAAACGCCGAACAAATTAATGAACGACGCTTTTTTGGGCCTGGCGTAAGAGACTTAAAATTAATATATAGCACACGCCGCGGGGCGTGTCAACCCATCCATGAAGGTCGGGTATACCCCCCCGGCGCTCGCGGTCTCACCTGCTTGCGTGGGGGCCGTGGTTCTACCGTCCGGCCCATCGCCCTATCCGTCACTGGTACCTCCGTTAATAGGGTTATCGGCACACTGAGCCTGGCAGCTATCGACGGCCAGTTTATTGTCTGCATCCCCGCGCGGTAGGCTGCCGCAAGGCAGTAGACTTCACAATCGAGCGCGTGATTAGCCGCTCGGGTATTGACCCACTCGTAAACCTGAAAGCCCTTAACGTACCGTTTGACAAGTTTCTCAGCGGTGAGCTGCAGGTAATACTCGTCCTCCAGGCCGATCGGAAAATGGCAGAACCCGGGGCCTGGAATAACTAATTTAAGCCGGTTGTAAATTGTGCCTTTTGCAATATCCGTACCAACCGTCCAAATGTCCACGCCTTCCTTGATCACTTTGCCCCCGACATCCACGTCCACTTTGCCCGGCCGTGATATGATAGGCTTACCCCGGGAGCTTGCGCCTTTGACCGCAATCACACGGGGGGACCTCGTGCGGGCGTAATTATATACCGCCTGCGCCCGGTGGCCCCCGGTATCAATTGCCATGGATATGATGTGCAGCTCCGTACCACTCGCGTGCAGATACGGTCGATATAATATTTCATCGAGCTGCTCCCAGGTCTGTAATAGCTCCGGGTCCCCCCAGATCGAACCCCAATAAACGAGCCAGGATTCTTCGCCCGGACCGTACGCCTTGACCGCAACGTCAAGCCGATTGTCGTGGGTGTCCACACCGGCACATAATAGGAGCCCACCGGCTGGTATTTGCAGGGTTTTATATGACTCCGCCCGGGTCGTTAGTGTGACCCATTCCGGCTGCCCCCCGTCTTCTTCCCAGGTATCTGCCATACGGGTATTGGTCCAGACTTTCATTCCCAGGGGGTCGCCCCGTTTGAGATCCGCTGCCGCTTCCAGAAACTCATCGACAATTGTCTCCCAGGAGAGCCACCCGAGCGGGGAGTACAGAGAATTGATTTTAAAGCCCCTCTTTTTGCGTTCCGGGTATTTGTGTATATAAGACCCCCCTGCTATCTGCCAACGCTCAATTTTGGCATGACAGTGCTCACACACGTACCAAACTTTGATGGGGTCCCGGGTAAATTTTATCCCATGGGTAAAATCCTTACCGCCAAAAATAAGATACTGCATGCCGCCACAATGCGGGCACGGGACGTGGTACTTGCCCTGGCTGGATGTCTCATACTCACGCTCAATATTGGATGCCCCGGCAAGCGTAGGGGTCGAATTTATATAAATCTTTTTTTTATTACCGTAAGCGTCCGTCCGTTTTTTAAATAGCTTGCCCGGGGCGCCTTCGTCCCCGGCTTCCGGCACAAATCCGTCATAATCGTCTAAAATTAGATACCGGACACTGGCAGACCTGGCAGACGTGGGGCTATTACTGCCCGTAAATGTCCATGATCCCCCCGGAAACTCTTTAAGTAGCAGAGTATTTCCAGCAGTCCTTGACTTTTCTTGCCGGATCTTACCGCGCAGGGCGGGGATTGCTTTGACTGAGGGGGCTACTTTTTTCTTCGAATGCTTCTTTGCCATGTCGTCCGTGGGCATCGCCATCATTGCGGGACCCGGATACAAGTGAGCAATAGCGAAAAGGAAGATATTTCCCAGAACAGTGGCCCCGATCTGAGTCGGCTTGACAAACACAACCTCGGTGGTGGGGGACTGCGGGGATAATTCTATGAGGGGCTCCTCGACCCACGGAGTGCGAGATGATCTATATTGCCCGGGCTCGACGGAGGACTCCTTTGTCAGCCGCATGTGAGTATTCGCCCACTCAACGAAATCTATCTGGGGGTCCGGTCGTAAACCGTCCCGGAATGATTCTCTCATATCCGGGACGGTATATTATCTTTGGCGGGATGTCAAGCATCTGCCTGATACGCCTTGCAAAGGTCCATAAATTTTTTAATTTCCACGTCTTTTTCTCTGCACAGAACGTTATACCTTTCAATGGCTGTTTCAAGGGACTTCACCGCTCCGCCGAAATCGATTTTACAAATCGAATTAAATCGGACATCTCGGGGCTCATAACCATATCGCTCAGCCCACCCCCATAATTCCAGTTCGCCGTTTTCGATCCGAAATTCTCCGTTTTCGGTCCACAGGAATTCCTCGTTCCCGCCGATATCCCCCACACAGGCGAACGCGCTGCCGACTACTCCAGCTACATCTTTCGTAAATTTAAAACTCGTCATTAAGTCTTCAAGTGCTTCCAGACCCGTTTTTGTGGTGTTTTTTCTTTCTTCTAATTTTAGCATGTTTAGCTCCTTTTCATTTCGTTTATTATTTTTACTATTTCTGACATTTCCCCATCGGAAATGTATTTTTTGACAATGTTTAATTTGACATTAAACCCAAGTTTTCTAACCAAGAATTTAATATCAAATTCGTCATTGTCGGCTTTGGTAAAATTCATGTTTTGACAGTGCTGAACAAAGCTATAACATTTCAGTTCGAGAAGTGAGTTCAGGGATATTTCAGAATTGTCAATTTCTTTGTTCCAGATTTTTCCAAAAAACTCTGATTTAGCGGCGTTGATATAATCGACGTTACTCTCGGGATCGTGGGAAAAGAGGTCCTCTTCGACATCAAATATTATATAGTCTGAGTCTTCCGTATACCTTGTGTTTCCAAGGTCTTTAAGTTTTTGCCCGCCTATAAGTTTCATGCCGTCTCCTGTTATCGTTTGAAGTTAATATATTATAATGCAAGGCGTGTGCCAAAGCGTATAATTATTTTAGGTGCCTAAAGATAGGGGCTTTCAGGATTCGAGGAGTTACGACTGGGTTGATATTGGCCAGGTGGTGGCTAAATATAACCAGTCGTAAATAACAATAAAAAAGCCTGCAATCTTGCGATCACAGACTTTTGGGGGGGTTGTTAGTTTTATTTATTTTTTCTAAGGCAACGCCTTACAGCGAGATCAAGTCCATCAAGGTCAAGCTCTTTGTCTGCTTCTTTATTCTTATAAATTGACTGCAAATCTTTCCTGGACTTTAAGCCATATTTCTGTACGAAATCGAGCGCTTTATTTTCAAGGCTGTCTGCCTTGCTTCTTGTGTTATCCATTTTTTTAAATATTTCTTTTGTTGTCTGATCCATCATGATGTTAATCTCCCCGTTATGATTTAAAGTTAATATTATATAATGCAATCCCTGTGCCATGCAAGTGACGTCATGCAAATAAAGTGTAAGTGCTTGAAATTACTATGTAATTAAGATTATAAGCGAAGCAAGGCCGGATCAGGTGGTGGCTATATCCAGCCGCCTAACAAATTACATCTAACGCTTTGTTCTTTTTGTCGATCATTACCTGGGTTATGAAATCATAGTCGTAATCGTAGGTGATTTTATTATTTTCAAATACAAGCTGCTCGGCCATATTGTTGGTCGAATAGTTCATACTGCCCTCAAATTGATAGTGGTCTTTGCCGCACCTGGCGAGAGTTATTTTGAAATGACTCCAGGCAAAAGTCAGGTGAAAATTGTGCCCCCCGGCAGCCATACCGAGGGCGAAATCTTTTAGCTCTTGGAAGTAGGTCTTATCCCGAAAGCTATACGAGCTGGATATAAGGAGATTTACGCACTTAATGGCGCCACTCCTGGCCGCGTCCATCATTGCCTCAATTGACAGCCTGTTAAGCGTGTATGTGGCAACTGTCAGCTCGTCGATGACCTTGTGTACCTCCAGGATCTTCAGAACCATGGCGATTAAGTTTATTTGCTGCTGGGTTCGGATACGAATCT